TACTTCCGACGCTGAATTAAGAAGAATAGCAGACCAAGTTGGAAATATGATAACAAATAAAATCAATAGAAGTTTTTCTTCTAGTGGATTCGTGAGGTGATGATTTGACTACAGTATATTTGAAAATACAGAATCATAAAGACGGTGATGGACTGACTACTAATGTAATACCTCTAAAGGTAAATAGTGTAGGTATAAGTGTTAGTAAATCAATTCCTGCTTTTCCTATTCCTTTGTCCGGTGTTGCTACTGGTGAATCTATAACAGCCGCATTGGATTTAGGTATGGCAACAAAAAGTATTTCATTGCAGGGTATAATAATGGATGAAACTATTACTAAAATCGTCAATAAAACATCTACTCTTAGAAGATTTACAGCACACGAAATAGCACAAATGATTGCATCCGGTGTTGATTCTACAGGTTTTGCTAAGAATCAAGCGGTAAATGAACTTGTAGTTTTGATACCATCTTTTGTTGCTAGTGATTATAATTATAGAGGAACTTGCAGTATAAGTGACCATAAAAATAAGACAGATTGCGAAGCCGGAGGAGGAACATGGACGCAAACTGTTTTCGATAATAGCACTAGAGATGTAGGGCAAAATGTCCCATTTAATTTTGCATCAAGAGGAGACAATAACTCTTTAGATAATATAGGAGTTCCTGCTAAAATATCTTCTTTCCCCGACTTTGAGACAGATACAGGTATGACAGGATTTATTAGAAATTTTGGATGTGACATTAGCGGAGAAGCGTTTGAATTGACATTTAATTTAGAGTTTGAAACAGCAATTATAGTTCCATAGGTGATAATATGTATGATGTGCTTATTGGAAAACAACGGGGTCTAATCTTTCCTGTCATGTGTAATGGTCATGTTAGGATAGATTATAGCGATAATACTAATTCATCTACTGATAACATAAATTATGGGTTGTTTTCTCATGCAGGAAGTTTTACTTTTGAAGCAATAGTTACACCTTACGATATAAACGGAGCAGGTCAATGGTCTACATCAACAGATTCAGTAGGTGTAGAGACAACAACAGAAACACAAAAAGTGATGCCTTCTGTAACTAAAACTCAAAGCGGTGTTAATGGTAATGATGATTTTAAAAGTGAACGCTATCTAAATGTTACAGATAGATTAACACATGAAATGATGCTTTTTTCTAACTCTAAATTTTCTATATCTTTAGTAAACTCAACTACACATAATCAAAACCAACCCGCAGAATATAAAATAAAAGTGGTGTTAGATTCACAAGCAACTATAACAGATTTGCCTGTAATAAAGGCTACTTCCGGTTTTGGTTGGTCTTATCCTACAACCCCTGCAAATCCTTCCTTAACTCCACTGGTTATTGATGGGTTTGATGCTGATGGAAGAATAACACATTCTTTTGCAGGAACTACAGATGCTTCTAGTAGTGGAGTTACAATAAATATAGATGATACTAGTAAGTTTCATGTCAATCAGGAAGTGTTCTTGAAAGATGGTTTTGATTATACCTCTTTAGGAACTATTGCTTCAATAAGCACAGGTGTTAGTTTCGATTTAGCAAACGCACCTTCTAGCACAATATCTACATCAACTAAGATATATGTCCATTCTTACAAAGATGCTTGCTACATAAACAATCAATTTCACATAGCATGCTCATACAATGATATATCTAAAGAAGTTAGAATATACTTAAATGGAATATTAGTAAAGAAAAATACATTAACGATAAATGATTTTGTTATGCCACAAGAAGACTCATTTATTGGCAATCATCACAATCCAAGTTTTTCTACTGGTAAGGGTAGCACCACTCATAATAAACAGTTTATGGGAGAAATGCATGAAATGTCAATGGTGACAACAATTAGAAAAAAGTTTCTAATAAATAATTTACTTCCTAATTTAAATGATACTTTGTTTTATTTTAGATTCGAGGAGGTAGATGAATGACATCAACAGTAGTGGCCTTTACTCCATCTAAAGACACATTAACCTTCGATAGAGCAAGCACGACTAATGGTAACACCAATCTAACTGTATCGCCAAATACTAGTGGGCTATTTATTGGAATGGTTGTTACAGGGAGTGGAATACCGGATGGAACAATAATAACTGGCCTAAGTTCAACAACTGCTGTCTTAAGCAAGTCGGCTACTAATTCTACAACTGCCGATAGAACCTTTACTAAATCAGCGTATGAAGTTCCTCCAAATCCTTTATTGTGTGCAAGCACATTATCTCCGACTAGTAGTGGCTCGGTTGTAGATAATTTTGGTGCTGTAATAATAGAAGAGGGTTCGGGAAGCGTTATTTTGACTCCCATAGGTAGGTCACAAATTGCTAATTGTAATGTTACAATAGGCAGTGAAAAGGTTACTTTGTCTAGTGGAAATACCAACTCATTGTATATTGGCCAAAGCGTAACAGGAGTAGGTTTTACAGGAATAACCGCTACAATCAAAAGCATACCATCAAGCACTACATTCTATTTAACGGAAAAGGCTAGTGCCACTGCCACTAATACAACATACACTTTGGGGCTAGAACATCAAAATTTACAGAACACAAACGGTAATGTCATAAAATGTTTTGATGATTTAACACAGACAGGAATAAATATTAACAGCGTAAATTTAAACACACATCATCTATTCGCTATGATTCATTCTAATGATAGTTCTAAACATCATTTTGTTAGAGTTAAGGAAAAATTAAATGATGATATAATAGGAGACTCATTTGAGTTTGAACCAAAACTAGGAGATGAAGTTAGTAAAGGGGTCAAATTCAAATTATATTCTACTCCTATTCCTACTGATAAAACTATAGTGGCTGTTGGTCTTGGAATAAAAAATAGCATAGGTCATAATGCGGGTCTATCAAGACCACTGTTTTATTTCTTTGATGGAAACACAGATAGGAAAAATCAACTTGACCACAACAAAAAGTATAATATTTTATATTCGGAACTAGATTTCTTTTCGGCAGGAACAGATACTCTAACAACAACTAGTTTCTTTACTACTATGCAGGACTTTGGTTTTGAGGTTATTGATTATAGTAGGTTCTCCTTAAGGACTAGGTTAGTAGATAGGCTGAGGGAATTAGATAGTCCTGTCGTTATGAATACAGTTAATGGCAATGAAGGTGGTATTCCTTTACCCGATTATACGCCATTTGATAGAGATAGTTGCTTCTGTCATGCTAGAAGGGATGACGATGATGAAGTGACAAATTTAGCAACTCAAAATTATACCGGCCCTATTAGATACTTGTCGTATAATCTTTCCAAAGATAAGGCCAACCTAAGTTACAATGTCATAGACCAACTTTTGTATGAGTCTATGGGAGCAAAGGGAAGTTTGGCCGAAGTGAAAATAGCAGACCCATTTAGAATAATAACTACAAAGATGGGAGACAACGAACCTCTTAGAATTAGACAACAATTATTTACGGGAGACTTTAATGAATTTAAAACATTTAACGCTAGCATTGTTTCAAATGCGGGAGGGACAGTTTACAACATAAGAACAGACCACGACTTAGGTAGTTATCTAAATGTCGGGGATGAAGTTAGAGTAGGTAGTAGAATATTAGTTGTTGATGCTTTAGGGAGTTTTAGTAATACTGCACAGACCATTACATTTGACACCTATCATAGATTAGAAACTGAATCATCCTTTACAGTAGGGAGTGTTCCAACTTTAGCAAATGGCAGTTCATTAGAAAGAAGAGCGTATAATAAAAGAGATAAAACCCTTCTAACTGATTTTCCATTAATAGATAATAGAGAAGCAGATTTGTATGTTAAATTATTATCAAAAGAGTTTTCCTTTTTGTATGCTAGTGTGACTTCTACCGATGCAGAAAAAAAATTAATCACTTTAGATTTTTCAAATAAAGCATATTATGACTCGGATGGTAACACTAGTAATGAACATGAGTATCATGCTCAAGGAACTATGTTAGACTACATGGATGGTCAGTATGCTATTTTAGTAGAAAAGATAGATGGGACTGTTGAAAGAATAGATAACTACAAAGAAAATGGATTAACGCAGGTTAAGTTAGCGGGTAGAAGTAAGATAAGACAACTAATATCTCCCATCATAAATAAGAATACTTTGTTTTCTCAAGATATAATTTATTCAACCCAAAGTCCATATAATAAACTTGTAAGTGTTGGAGTAAACTTTACTAGTGATTTTAATACAAAAACTCTAACAGCATCCGGTAGTATAACCTTAACAGCAGGTGACAAGGTTCATTTAAAACACGCTTCGGGTATGATGGGATATATAGGAGAAATAGCGGCAACTACTACAGGAACTAGTTTTACTTTAGTTGATAATGCTAGAGCGCAGGGAACTACACTTGCAGGATTTAAAGAATCTAATAAGAGTTATATGTTAAATAAAGCATTAGCGACTAACAACTTTGTAGATTCTACTACAAGTTTAAGTGGTGCATCTAGTAAAGGATTAATCTTTGATTCAGGAGTTAAAATAACTTCAACAGGTGAAGAAGGAGATATTTTAATTGGTAGTAGTGGAAGTGATAACGAAAATGCTACAGGATATTTCTTAAGTGATGTTGCTAATATGAAAAGTGATTCCCACTTCCAAACTATATTAGAGGATGAAAATGGAAATAGTGAAACCTTTGATACTGTAAATACTCTTATTGATTTTGAAATAGTTAATACCAAATCCGCAGGTGAAAATAAAGGAACTATTGTAACTATCGCTCCATATAATCCATTAACTCTAGGTAGAGTTGATATTAATTATGCTAACACGCAAGATACTGATTTTACTTTGGTTGGTAAATTAACACATAATATGACTGTTGCTAGAAGATTTATAGAAGTAGATAGCGATACTGCTCTATCTTCTTTTAATAATATTAGAGGAGAAAAGAATTTACACGGTAAGCCTTTGTTTGTTAATGGTAAGTTTTTGGCAAACATATTACAAGTTGAAAAGGATATTAATGTTACAGTAAATGCAACAACTGTTGCTAATGGTGACGCTACATTAACCGTAAATACAAGTAAATTATCAGTGGGTATGGTAATAGATGATACAACTCATTCCCACATTCCATCTACTACCACTATAACTTCCGTAAGTAGCGATAGCGTTGAAATGAGCAATGACGCTACAGGTGGTAGTGCAAGCCCTACCGAATTTTCATTGGCTAGTAATCAATGTAGAATAATATTAGACCGAGAAGTTGGAGTTCATACTTTCATAAGAGCAACAGTAGTTGCAGGTTCTCCTGTAATAAAAAATGTAGATACTGAAAAGTTATTTGTCGGCATGCGAGTATTCGATTTGACAAACATAATCTTACCATTCACAACTACTTACTTAATTGAAAGCATAAACAAAGAAGAAAGGTCTATCACTTTAGACAACAATGTGGCATCTACTATCAATGTAACAACTCTATTCACCGCTTTTTTCCAAAGTGGAATGTCAATAGATAGATTAGAAGGACATCATAATCAAGACGATGTGAGAGAAACTACTAAGTTTACGCATGAACTGAATTTATTAAATGGTGGTCACTTACACGGAGGAAAAAACATTGCACTGTTACATCCGCAGGTCAATCAACTAAATGTAAATAACATTACTAGTGTCTTAGATTTCAAATTGGAAGCCGAGCATCCTATGGTGTATCAAAGCGGAACTAAGGCACACGGACTCGGTGGAAATGATAGGATTGATAGATTAGGAAGTTATCAATCTCAATTTGGTTCTTCTAATTATAGATTGATTAATTTGGAAAAGGGTAACTTTAACAAATCAAAACAACTTTTATTCGATAAATCTACAATGTATGAAGACCAAACTAGTAAAATAAAATATTATGCTAGTGCATACAAATATAATGCCGGACAATATGTTGATGGTATTCGTCAAGATAACATAATAGGGACAGGCATATGCCAAAGAAATTACATAGGAGCAGGAGAAATAGCCACCGTTAATGGTAATTCAGTAATAAATATAGATGTAGAAAAGTTCATTTCGGGAAGCACAAACAGTTTCTTTCATAATGTATTTAGAGTGGGTCAAAAAATAATTAGTGATGTTGCAGGATTAATACCCGATAACACATTTATTGGTGCTACTGTCGGTGATGGGGCTTCGGGAGACTTAACATTACAGGCTAAATTAGTTACACTGGAAGGAACGGCAGTGAACGCAACCGCTACTAACACAGCATCAACAGCAAGATTCTTTTCTTTTGATAATAAAAGAATATTAGAGTCAAGAGGATTTTTACCTAGCATCGGAGATAGATTTTTTGAACCGACAACTTTAGAACAATTCCATGAAGATATATTTGCCTTGACAGAATTTAGGAAAGGAGGGAAACCTAAAATATTCTATACACCTCATGCTCATGCTAAACTTGATACATATGGCCCATCTTCATATCCTAACTTAAGACCAACAAATAACAATAAAGTTAAGCACTTAAATTCTCATCAATATAGAGATAAGTTTGAACAAATAGACCCTAAAGTTGCTAGAATGTTTTTGTTTAGTAATAGTGATTTATTGCCTTATTCTTCTACAAGAAAGGATAGTCTACTAAATAGAACTAAAGATAGAAATATAGTAAACTACTCTTTATTAACTGTAGGTGAATTAAATATTACAAATCACTCGGAATTAAAAGAAGGCTCTAAGGGAATAACAAATACCATTACTGCTTTAGATGATTCTTACAGACAACATAATATTCTTTCTGCTTTTGATAATAAGGAGATAAATAAACTAAGAAGATTTAGTATTATGAGATTAACTGAATTAGTTTTTGATTGTTTCTATAATCAATTCGACCCCGAAAATATACCGGAAAGCACTAAAAATATCGGTTCTATCAATTTATATCCACAACATACAATTAGTCCACTATTTATGCATGTTACAAATATTAGCGGAAAGGTGCTAACCGTTGCCGCAAACCCCACGACTACAGTTCAGCCCGAAGATATAATTGTAGATAGGGCGGGTAGATTTATTGGAGTAGTAGCAAGCACATCGAGTAACAGCATAACATTGATAGATAAACCACATAGAACAATAATAAGCGGTGCGACAAACGCTGTTGCCCACTATCAGCCTACTGTTCCTAGACAAGATGGTAGTGCGCCTAACGGAGCAATCATGTATATTTGTAAGATAGCACACGCAACTACAAATCAAGCACTTGAGCAGGTAATAGCATGTCAAACTGTAAATGGAAGTAAGACCGTTACTGTTCTTTCTGCAAGCAATATGGATAAAATTCATGTTGGTATGACAGTTACAGGAAGTGGAGTTCAAACGACTTTTACTGATAGAGTAGCAAGTATAGACTTTGCTAGCAATCAGTTTGATTTACTATTTAACTCAAACTCTTCTCAAAACCCAACAAATTTAACCTTTAGAAATAAACAAGGAACTGCTAATATTTCGGGATATAATACTCAAAATGATTTCATTCAAGGTGATGGTGATATTAACCCAATGCAGTTTGTAACGATGCGAGGATTAGCGAGTGATGGGGGTGGTTTTCCTAATAACTATGTTTCGGCATTTACTCCGCAAGGTCAGGCTACAGGAAGTGGTGCGGCAAGAGGAAATAACGATAGTGGCTATGGCGGAAACAATGCAACTTATGGCGATACTTCATTTAGCGATAGAGTGGGAGTAAATGCTATGGGAGGGGAGGTGACTAATTTTGCTGAAGATAATAGTATTATATTACCTGTGGTATTGACAAGTGAAAGATTTTCTTACTTTTCTTGGCTAGCAGAATTTAGTAAATTTACAGGAACTACTAGTTTAGCGTCACTAACTAACTTTTCACCATTCCCGATGATGTCGGAGTTGGCTAATACTATGACAGGCATAGTTTCTACGCAAAGTGCATTTGGAACAACTAAACATAATGCGTCAAACGGTCAAAACATGGTTCACAAAGGAACTACTAGAAAATATCAAGGTTTTATTCCTGTATTTTTAGATAGGTGGGGAATAACTGGCGGCAATGGGGCTACAGTAGATATTGGTATGGCCGCTACTAAAATTGGTTCTGCTAGAAACCTAAACATAGATGGTAGCATTAAGCAAGAAATTAGATATGGATTATCTACAGTAACTACAACTAGAGATACTGAAGGAAATATAACTAATGACCCAATAGGTTTTGCTACTAAAACACTTAGCACAGACAGATTTAATGGAGGAA